TGCGAGGTATTTTGAAAGGCTGCTTGCTGGCAGGCGCCGGGTTCGTTCTGGGGAGGGCCTGCTCCATTTATCAGGCGGAGCAGGCGCTGAAAAACGCCCCTGAACAGGAAAAAGAGCGATTCGAGTCCGTCATCTTCGGGACGGAAAAGGATGCTCGTATGGTTCTGAGCGAGCTCAAGGGGGTTATCGAACGGTATGGCGCGGCGTCGGTGGCGGATTTTTACGACCTGGCCGGCATCGTCACTCAGTTCGACTACGAAGCCACCAGGCGCGGCTGGACCAGTTTGAGCAATGCGGAAATCGTTCCCGTGAGCGGCGGGTTTGAGATCCGGTTCCCTAGCGTTCAGCCCATTATCTAACAAGGAGGAGACACAATGGCGGAATACCCTAACAATTCCCACAGCGCAAAGGAGAAAGCGGGCGCTGCCGCCGGGAAGCCCGAGAAGAAACCGCTGGAAAAGGTGGTCACCGGGGCGGCCAAGGCAAGGAAGAAGAGTGAGGCGCGGAAGTTCCTCAACATCTTCACCCCGGAGGATATGGACAACGCCAAGGCCTATATTCTCACGGACGTGATCGTCCCGGGGATCAAAAACGCGGTGGCCGACGTGGTAAGCATCATCCTGTTCGGCGACACCGGGCGGCTCGGCTCCAGGAAGGGGGGCGGCTCCCGGGTCGGATACCAGAAGTTCTATGACGACCGGCGGGATGAGCGGAGGCCCTATGGACGGCCCCGTGCGGCGGTCACCTTTGAGTGCGACGACATTATATTTGAGACCTACGGGGACGCGGCCCTGGTGCTGGAGCAGCTGGAGGCGGCCATTGCCAACTATGACATGGCGTCGGTGGCGGATCTCTACGACCTGGCCGGGGTGACCTGCCCCAACTACACGGCCAACAAGTACGGCTGGTACGACCTCCGGCGGGCCAAGGTCATCCACACCCGGGAGGGCTATATGCTCCAGCTCCCCAGGACGGAGGAGCTGCGCTGAAAGGAGGAGCAGGCCATGTACGGCTATGTAGTCCCATACGGGTACATGGGCATGGTGGAGGGCAGATGGATGCTCTTCCCCACGGACATGGAGTATTACGAGTATATGGAGGAATTGTGCGCATGAAACGAGCGGATATTTTGCAGAAGGCCGAGCAGTGCGTCTGCGGCCAGCGGGAGCAGGACTACGGCTCCCCGGAGAATAATTTTGAGATCATCGCCGGGTTTTGGACGGTTTACAAGGGCGTTCCGTTTACCCCGAATGATGTGGCCATGATGATGGCCCTGCTGAAGGTCGCCCGCATCAAGTCGGGAGGCGGAACGGCGGACTCCTTTGTGGATCTGGCGGGTTACGCGGCCTGCGGCGGGGAGCTCGTTACGGAGGAACCCATCAAGGTCTCCGCGCCGGAGGGATAAGGAGGAGACCTATTATGAAACTGAATACCGATTCCTTCGTTGGCGTCGGCATCTGCGTCCTTGGGCTGCTGGGCGTTGGGTATGCCATCGGCGTGCGGTCCCGGATGAAGGCGGTCTGCGATAAGCTGGACACCAGCATCGAACGGCTGGCAAACGACACCGAGGTGGATATTCCGGCCAAGGTCATCGACCAGGCGGTGCAGCGGGCGGTAGACCGGGAGTCCTATTCCGCGGTCAAGCGGGCCACAGACGAGGTGGTCGATGACGTAAAGCGGGAGATCGAGAGCCGGGTGGGCGCCGCCGTAAAGGAACAGTACGACGCGATTTCGGACGGGGTGACCGACCAGATCGCCAGGAACGTGGCCCGGATCGACGAGTCCAAGCTGAAAAAAGAGGTCGTGCAGAAGGCCAAGGAGCAGATCGCCGAGAAATTCGACGGAAAGCTGGACGACCTGCTGGAGGAGTTCAATGGGAACCTCCAGAACGTGGGAAGAATTTACCGTTCCATTGCCAAATCATTTTCTAAGGAGGACTAAATCACATGAAAACGAACGAGCTTATGAAGTCTATGGCCCTGACCTGCAATCGGGTCGGGTTTCAGATCCAGAAGAAGAGCCCCGAGATCCTGGTGATCGCCGGCGTGGTGGGCGTGGTCGCCAGCGCCGTCATGGCCTGCAAGGCCACTCCCAAGGCCTGCAAGGTGGCGGAGGATACTGCCAAAAAGCTGGACGTCATCCATGCCGCCGATGAGGCCGGCGTAACCAAAGCAGGCGAGGATTATTCCAAGGAAGACGCGCGCAAGGACTTGACGCAGGTATATATTCAGACCGCCGTGTCCTATGCCAAGCTGTACGCCCCCGCCGTTCTGCTGGGCGCGGCGTCCATCACCTGCATCCTCTTCAGCCACCGCATCCTGAAGCAGCGCAACGTGGGTCTGGCGGCGGCTTACGCGGCCCTGGACCAGAACTTCAAGGATTACCGCGGCCGTGTCCTGGACCGGTTCGGCGACCAGGTGGAGAAGGAGCTGCGGTACGGCATCAAGGCCCAGGAGATCGAGACGACGGTCACAGACGAAAAGGGCAAGGAGAAGAAGGTCAAGGAGACCGTGAACATGGTGGGAGAGGGCTGGGACCCCTCCAGATACAGCGAGTACGCCCGCGTCTTTGACGAGGCGCACCCCGCCTGGATGAAGGATGCGGAGCAGAACCGGTTCTATCTGCGGGCCCTTCAGGCCCAGGCCAACGACCGGCTGAAATCCCGCGGCCACCTGTTCCTTAACGAGGTCTATGAGATGCTGAGGTTCCCGCTGACCAAGGCTGGAGCCGTGGTGGGCTGGATCTACGACCCCAAGGAGCCCATGGGCGACAACTTCGTTGACTTCGGAATGTTCGAGGTGTGCCGCGAGAAGGCCGTGGACTTTGTGAATGGATATGAGCGGTCCTTCATTCTGGACTTCAACGTGGTGGGCGATATCACCGATGCTCTGGCCACGCACCAGACCCTGTGAGGGACCTGAGCCATGAAAAAACTTCTGTTTTCCCTGCTGATCGCGGGGATCGTCCTGACCGGCATCTCCGTTTCCGGCGACGCGGAGATGGTATCCGCCTATGAACCGGCGAGCGCCGCTGCTGCCGAGCCGATGGATATTTCCATGGATATTCCGACGCCGGAGCCTGCGGAAACGGCTCCTGTGCAGGAGACCCCCCTCCCGTCTCCAGAGCCGGAGGCAACGCTGACGGAGGATGAAATCGCGCTGATTGCCCTCTGCGCCATGACCGAGGCCGAGGGGGAGTGCGAACATGGACAGCGGCTGGTCATCGACGTGATTTTGAACCGGGTGGACGACCCCCATTTTCCCGATACGGTCTATGATGTGATCTATCAGAAGAACCAGTTCTCCGGCATGTACGGGGAGCGTGTCAAGCGCTGCTATGTGAAGGACGAGCTGGTACAGCTGGTTCGGGAGGAGCTGATGAGCCGCACCGACCATGAAGTGGTGTTCTTCCGGACCGGTCATTACCATTCCTACGGCGTCCCCATGTTCCAGGTGGGGGCGCATTATTTTTCCAGTTATGATTAAAGGAGGCGCGCACCATGAAAAACTGTCTGAGAGCATTGCTGTCCTACGCCCTGGCCACCGTTTCCGGCCTCTGTCTGGTGAGCGGCGTCACCATCCTTTCCAAGAGGTGATGGGTATGGAGGGATTTGCTAATCTTGTGTCCATGCTGGACTACGCGGTCAATACCAGAAGAAAACGGCACATCACCGGAGGGCTCCTAATCAGCGCCGCGCTGCTGTTCGGGGGCCTTGCCATTACGGTGATGAGCGTGAGAGATGAGGAGGAATACGACAATGAGTAAACTTGGAACGGTCATCGCGTTCCTTGCAGGCGCTGCGATCGGCGGAGCGGCCGCGTGGCGCATCGCCGGAGAACGGTACGTGCGGATGTCTGAGGAGGATATCCTCTCCGCCAAGCAGGCGTTCCGGGCCCGGGAGGAAAAGCTGAAGGAGGAGCTGGAGGCGCTCAGGAGCGAGCTGGATGATGCTGGGGAGGACACGGAAAAGGAAGACGAGCCCTCCACAGTTCTGGCCGCCGGGCGGAACCAGGACAAGGGCGACATCAACGACTACGCCCGGATGGTCAATCGCATCAAATACGCCCAGCCGCCCGCGCCGCGCCGGGAGGATCATCCCGTGGAGGCTCCTTATGTGATCTCCCCAGAGGAGTTCGGCGAGATGGACGGCTACACGACGGTCAGCCTGACCTACTTCGAGGAGGACGACATCCTCTCCGATGAGAACGGCGTTGTCGTCGACGACCCGGAGGAGATGGTGGGCGACGCTCTGAACCATTTCGGGGAGTACGAGGAGGACTCGGTGTTCGTCCGGAGCGACCCCAAGCGGTGCGACTATGAGATTCTCAAGGACCTTCGCAGCTACGCGGAGTTCCGGGGAACACTTCCTCCTAAGATTTGAGAAGGAGGTTCTGAGCTTTGACGCAAGACGAACTGATTGACCAGTATTTTGACTGGATGTATCAGCTCGTGGTCGATGGCCGATATTCCAACAAGTCCTATCGCAAGCTGTTCGCGCGGCTGTACGATACGGCGTTCACCTATACGATTCCGATGGACGGCAACCGGGCCGAGGACGGCATCGAGCTTAGGTATCGGTTCGGCCGCGAGCAATTATATTCTGACGCCATGGTCGCGTCCCTTCTGGACGACCGTCCGTGCAGCGTCCTGGAGATGATGATCGCCCTCTCGATCCGCTGCGAGGAGCATATCATGGACGATCCGGACGCGGGGAACCGCACCGGGCAGTGGTTCTGGGGGATGCTGGTGAGCCTCGGCATCGGGGCCATGGATGACCGGAAATTTGACCGGTATTTCGTGGACCGGACGCTGGAGCGGTTTCTGGACCGCCGATACGAACGCAATGGAGAGGGCGGCCTCTTCACCGTGAACAACGGACAGGACATGAGACGGGCGGAGATCTGGTATCAGATGCAGTATCACTTGGGCGAAATCATCCGGGAAGGAGGCGTTTGAGATGCAAGGGAAAGACGCGATCATGGTCGTCGGCACGGTGGAGGAGCTCTTCGGTGCGGTGAACCACAATTTCAGATTTCTGGAAAAGCGGATCGGAAAGCTGCTCCGGAAGAACAGAAAGACCACGGTTTTGGCTTTGGCGGCGGCCGGTTTGGCCGTCTGGTCCGAGCTGGAGCGCCGCAAACAGGAAGAGCAACTCTATCAGCTTTCCGTCAGGGTAAAAAAGCTGGAGTATGGTAAAGGAGAGTAGACGACCCGATGCTGGACTTCTTGATGATCGCGACGCGAAGCGGGAAACGAGGCATCATCGAGATATATCCCAAGTTTATCATCAAGAAGAGCAACGACCTCATGATCAGAGGCGGCGACTTCTATGCGATTTGGATTGAGGAACGGGGGATATGGTCGACTGATGAGCAGGACGCGGTCGACTTGATCGACCGTGAGCTGGATCAATATGCGGAGGAAAACCGCAAGCGTTTTGACGGTAACCTTCGCGTTC